GCATCAAATGTAAAGATCAACTTAAACGTGTCTCCTTTTCTGCATCGGATATCCAGCCTGGACGATCTATCTAGATTTATACTTGACATTACTTCAAGAGTTCGTTGACGTTGACACTTTGAGATTCTTCCATTTCTCCTCGATTACCTTTTCTCTGCGAGATAAGCTTAGACTGCTTGACCGCCTGCTGATCAACGCGCTCATCCTTCCTGTCCTCCTTGAGAACTTCCAGCTTCTCCTTAAATTCCTGCTCTTCAGTCCTAAACCCAAGGGTAGCCTGAGCTCTAATCATTTCAACTTCCTTACGCATCTGGTGTTCCATCTGCATGCGCTGAGATTCGAACTGCGCCTTCATCTGCTCCATCTGCATATCGAGCTGAGCCTTGAGTTGGATCTCCTGAGCCTTGGCTTGTGATGCGGCTTGGGCAGTCTGGATATTGGCTTGTGCTTGAGCCTGAGAGTTAGCCTGGGCCTGCTCCATCTGCTGCTTGATGCGCTTCTTACGACGAACGACCAAGAGCCTTTCAGCTTGGTCGACGTCACGCAACTGGCGAATAGCGATAGCATCCTCGATATCAATCTCTCTCTGGGACAGTGCTACTTGGATGTTCTGCTCCAAGTACGCTCTGTCTTTGTCGTCCATCTGCTTACGCACCATGACACCGAAGTTGTACATAGGCAAGTCAGAGAACGAAGACACGACGCTCATATTGGTGGCGCCAACCGCATTCTCGTACACCTTGTACAGGACAGATTCGGGAGGGAGGATCTGCAAGCACTTGACCACATCCTCCACGACTCTTTTGAAGAGCATCATAGATGCGTGAGTCACATCGTAGATGGCGTTGTTGCCAGCTGCGATAGCCTGCTCTCTCACGCCAACCAAGTCCTCACCCTTTGGTGTGGTTCCGTCCATAGCCTCGTTGATTCCCGTAGCGTCACGGATCATGCGGAGGTAGTGGTTGTACAGACCAATGAGTTGGTTGATGTTGCGAATGGTGTTGTCCAGCGGACGAACGGGTGGGTTTTGGAATCCACCCTCTGGGTTCTTGCTTCTGTAGTAGAAGACACCAGTCTGCTCGTAGATGTCTTGGATCTCTAGTGGCTGGAGCTCCCCACCTCTACCGAGCTGTACATTATCCAATCCCTCGATGTCCACGATCAATCCATCAGGCTTGGCCTTAGCGACCGCCTGCTGGATCTTCAAGTGGGTAAGCTGAAGCTGGTCTGCAAAACCAGTGATGCTGCCCACCACAGACTTAGGCATCATGCGACGAAGGTTCGTGGCTGACACAGAGTATGACAGACGAGCCTTGCTGATGTCGTGGATGTTCTTTGGAACGTTGGTCTTCAGGCCGTAGTCGTAGATGTAATCGGTGCCTACGATGTACTTGCCTCCGTACACCGTAGCATTCTCCATCTTGTGGGACTTGCGCTCAAAGACAGAGCTCTTAGGGGCGACGTACTGGTCACCCTTGAAGAAGAAGTTGGTGTTTCCAAATCGGTTGTCCTTGTCCTCAAAGTACATGCAGTCAACAGACAGGAACTCGAAGTCCAGGATCTGGATGCGGTACTCGTCGTATCCGTAGGTCATACGGTCACGCTTGTCGTCGTAGTGCTTGCGGCCAAACACAGAGGAGTCGTTGTTGAATTTGCCAGACACTTGCCTGGCAATCTTCTCGAACTCCTCCTCCTCGAACTCCCCCATAGCTGTACGCTTGAGCTCTTCAATGGTGATGGTCTTGACGTGACCCGCATACACCAAATCCTTAAAGTTCGGATCTTCAGTGTAGCTATGCACGAAGTCACAGGGGTCAACGTATGCTGTAACGATTCCTTGATTGGGATCGTTCTCGCGCTTCACCACTGACATGCCCAACGTCACGAGATCATTAACACAACGTCTAAACGTAGAGTCATTGAAGTCGTTCCAAGACAGGGTCATGTTCGTGGCAACCTGAGCTGCTACCTCGGCGTCTGTCTTGATGTTGGTGTCCAAGAAGATTTCTGCCTCTTCCAGTGTGTCTGGAATCTGACTGGGATCCTCGGACATGCTGATGCCAGACTGCTTCATCTGAGCATACAAGTCTTTGTTCTGCACCTGCATCTCAAGCTTCCGCTTCTTGGCATCCTTCTCGCTGCTAGACACAGGGTCAATAGCTTGCAAGTTTGGATACGGATCTGACGACAGGATCTTGTTGACAACGATCTTGACGAACTTAGGGATGATAGGCACTGGAGCCCAATCAAGGTTGAGCAATGTGCCATCTCCGTTATTCGGATCAAGGCTGTTCAAGATCTGCTTGTAGATGGTCGTATCCTGAGTACCGTTTGCGTAATCACGGTTTCTTTCAAACTCTTTACGACGCTTTCTGTATGTCCCAGATTCGTCATCTACCTTACCCCAGTTGCCCTCAATCGCTTTCGCGTACTTTAGCCCGTAAGACTTCTCAAGTTTTTCTTGAGCAGGGGCAAGCGGATCTGGAAAGGTACTGGACTTTTTATTCGTGTTAGAGTAGGACATTTACAGTATTCCTTTATCTAGCAAATATAGTGTAAATTAAGTAAGGCTTAGGCGTTAGGCCTGTAGCGCCTGAAGAACTTCTTGTCGTCAAACTTGCTGACCTTCTTTTCCACCTTTACTTTCTGTGCAGCCAACAGAGCTAGGCCTGAACTAATGGTCAAGTCAAACTTGGTTCTCTTGTCAATGCGATACCCAATCCAATCCTCTAGGGTTCTGTTGAAATACATATTCCCAATACTACCGTCTTCTTTCTCTCCGACATGATCGAAGATGTATTGCTCAATGGCTTGAGCGTGAGCGTGGATGACATCCTGAGAGTTAGATGGGATACCCTTGGTCCTGACATTGCTGCTGCTGCCTGGAGGCTTCAAGTGATCTGGCCTATTCATTACGTAGCCATCGTAACCTCTTGACTCAAAGTATCTTACGATACCGTACTTATTGTTTTCAATTAAGAGTGGGTACCCGTAAAAGAACGCGGCCATCAACACATCCTCATAGAAGATCTTGGCCAGGTCTGGACGTGACGCATACTCCACCACAAACATGTTGGACGGGTGGGTATCGGTCATGCTGAACTTGTTGTACAAGTGCAATGCACCTTTAGAGCCACGGCCATCAACCGTGGCGTCAAGGTCATACGAGTCAACGCCTCCACAGCCCAAGTGATCGTGAGGCGGAACCTTCTTCCCGCCTTCTTCTCTCACCTTGTTTCGCATCTCTGTAGGCGGCATCCACGACACACGGAACCTCCCGTTGGGGTCAGGAGTAAACGCCACCTCCTTGTCCATCTCCTTCCACAAGAAGTTGCCCCGTATCACTGGATTTGGATACAAGTCTTCGTTGCTGTCTACCTGCTGGTAGATCTTTCCGATGTTGAAGATGCTCCCCTCGACACTGTCTCGGAACGCCTCCTCTTCGGTAAACGGAAACTGACGAACCACCTCGTTCAGCTCGGATGCGTCAGACTTCAGAGAGTCTCGTTCGTTCTTCAGGTAGGTCTTGGCCCCCTGCATAATGTCTTCTCCATCAATGCCAGGCACAGCCTCTTCAGGATCTGACACAACTGGATTGCCGTACTTGTCGAAGAATCCCTCTAGCGCATTGTACGCTGGGATGAACATACGATATAGACCACTCTTGGTCCTGCCGTTTGCGTTACGCTCGTTGGGGTTGCTATCTTCCCACAGGGCTTTGTACTCCTTGCCGCCCTTATCCATGGGGTTCACAGTAGAACCCACCAAAGCCTTTCCCACAATCTTCCTACCCACAATAAGGCACGTGCGCTCAATACGCCAAGCCTCCCTAATATCGACAGGCTTCTCCCACTTGCCCGCCTCATCAAGGTAGAGCATGTGGAGCTTCTCACCGTCGTATGCGTTGTTCGTGGTGTTCTTCCAGTTTATGATCGTATTAAGAGCATCCCCCTTCTGCGAAGTCTTATTCTTCTTCGTGATTCTCTTACTCGGCTCGCGAAAAGCCAGCTCCATGCGCGGATTGGTCGTTCCATCTTGAATGGGTTTAAAGAAGAAGGGATACGATTTGAAAATCGAAACAACCTTCTTCATGAATATATTCTCCTGGGAGTCCTTACCCGTCTTGGACTGTATCCCTAAGAGCTTGTCTTTTACTTGCGTAGCTTCGTCCACAAGAACAGAACTGCATACATTGGTATAGCCAGAACGACGACACTTAGTATAAAGCTGACCGATGCAACGGGGGTCAACTTCGCACGCAGCCATGTGGAGAAAGATCTCACGCTGGAAGGCAAGATACGAAGGAAATCCGATATCGATTTTCGACCACTGGAGGAACATGTAGTGCCTGCCCGTGATGTACGTAGGGACGCCATCATTGTAAAACCAAACACCGTTACGCCTGCGCTCAAACTCCCCCTCGATGAAACCAGAAAATTTCCTGCGGAACTCCGAAGGCTTCTCGTACCACTCATCCATACTTCGTATCTTCTGCAACTCTTCGGGCATAGGAATGCGTCGCCACAGTTGCATAGACTTTGGTTGGTCATGGAAGAGTATTTCAGATCGCTTTGGTTTTTTCGGGAGGACAACAAGAAGCCCATGGAGTTCAATACTCTCGCCCACCGAACCGTTAGGGTCGATCTTAATCCCCTGATCTTCATATCCATCTACGTCGATTAAAGGAGACATTGTTTATCGACCCTGAGAAGCGTATGGCTTCTTGTAGCTTTTAGATGCTTTGTTCTTAGACTGCTTAGTCTTGGCATGCACCCCCTTGCGGCGCACACGCTTCTTCTTGTAAGTGTTTACTTTTACCTTGGCCATTGTATTTAATTTGTACGCCCGACAGGATTCGAACCTGTGACCGTCTGCTTAGAAGGCAGATGCTCTATCCAACTGAGCTACGAGCGCATGTTGTTAGTCTTCATTCCAGGACTCCTCCCAAAACTTGTGGTCTACTTTGTTTCTCTGCCAGACAATTTCTTTCCAATCACTTTGAGAATCTTTCTGCGAATCCTCCTGAGTAGTCTTTGTCTTCTTCGATTTTTCCATTCTCGCTTAGCTCTTTGATCATTTGCTCAAGCTTCTGACGCTCGATGATTAACTCCTTGCAGTCTACTGCCGTCTGCTTAACGGCTTGCAGCTCAGCTTTACGGGCTGAGCCTCCAGCCTCTGGGTCTACTGGCTTCTTGACTTCCTCGATCATGTTGTTGATGGCAACCGCCATGCTATCCATGAGGCGAGAAGATGCGTCAAGCGTTGTGAACTTCTTGCGTGACAAAGTTTACGTATAAGGGTGTTTTCTCTCCGAGGTGAGTCCCTACTACATTGTAGTCCAGAAACTCTACCGCGTCTTCATAATCGGTGCCTTCGTTCATAAGGATCTCAACCATCTTGTTGATGTCGTATACGGCGACCACGTTGGCTCCGTAGGTACAGCCAACAAGGGCGTCATCAAACCCGTCTGCTGTGAGGCACTCCTCTTCTGCGAGGATCTCCATCAGGTGCTCCTTGTCAATCATTCCTCCACGTATAAAAAATCCTGAGCACGAGTTCTGTAGTACTCCTTTCCGTCGATCTTAATGCGGTAGTCCATGTTCTTCGGGAAACCAACTACATCTCCAGCCTTGACGCCAAGCTCTTCGATCCATGGGGCCGTGAAGGCAACGCGACCAGTCTTTACTGGCTTCTCCTTGAGCTCTACCAGTTCTATGATCTTGCTTTCTTCCTTGACTTCTTCTTCCACTGGCTCAAGCAATCCCCAACCACCAAGCGGTACGATATCACCATCTGCATTCTTGTAGGCGATAGCCTGTGATTCGGTTGCTGTATCTGGGTGGTAGTGAACCAGGTAGTGGTCGTCGCCATCAGTCAGGGTCTGGCCTCCGTTGATTACCACAAGGTGATGAAAATACAGAGTATCTCCAGGCTGTGCTCCGCTGTCGTACTTGGCTGGAACTGAGACGATTGGGCCTTCTGTTACCCTGTGCTGGAACTCGTTGTACTTCGTGTCAACGTACAGCTCGACACCGTTGTCCAGAGTCATTGTGTCGTTGAGCCTTTTCTTCAGCTCGACGACAAACTTCTTGAGTGATCGCATATTAAAAGTTTAAATCAAATTCCAGAATACAAGGCATCTCGTCAATGGCTTTCCAAAGGAG